TAACATAGTCTGAACTAGCTGACCCATTGGAGTAGGGAGGATTTTAAGTTTTCCGTAGCCGTTAGGACCGTCCATCCACATCTTGGTAATCATATGACTAACACGATCTAGATTGATTTTCAAATCCTGCGGGTGATCAACTTCCCCAAGAACTGAGTATCCGCCAGAGATCTGTTCATTGAGCGTCTTGACAGCCCTGCCAATTTCTTGAGAAGAATAAACACGTTGATTTGCATTGCGGATATCTCCTTGAATGCAAATCCCGTTTAAGTGCAACGACTTTTTGCCGTCACTCTCATCTCGCTCCAAGACAATCTTAGCCTGGTCAAAACTCAAATGTTCTGATAGGGTATGCTTCACGTCGTCGTCCTATTATCTACGACCACGGAAAAGGCTTTGCTTGTTGTCAGCTGATTCTTTTGCACCAGCTTTCTCAGCACCATGTCCGGGCTCTTTCTTGCTAAAAGCATTACCTGCTTTGCCGCCTGGAACATTGATGTTGCCAGCATTATCTTCTTTTGGATTCTGATCGTTTAGAGCAGAACCTTTAATTTTGCTGCCTGCGCCAACTTCGCCGTCGTTTGCTGTTGTGCTTTGAGCAATGTTCTTAGCAGAACCGCCCATGTCGTTCTTACCTGCTACGATCGACTTAGCATTAGCACCGTTATCACCGGCTGCTGGTTTTTGAACTTTTTCTACATATTCACGAACTGTAGCTAATTCTGGGTCCATTGCGTCTTTCATTTCTTCTTCGCCGCCCATGTCTGGCTCATCGCCACCTTTTAGTTCGTCAAATTTAGCCTGTAGTTCGTCTACAATAGCGTCTAGGTCTTGGAAAAGTTCTTCTTCAGACTTTTCACCTTCTTCACCTTCTTCGTCACCCATCTCTAACTCACCTTCTAGGTCGTCAGTTGGGTCTCCGCCCATATCGCCCATATCGTCGTCGCCTTCGATGGCAATATCTTCAAATTCTTCGTCGACTTTGTCGTCTTCGTCTTTGTCTTCTTCAGAAGCTTCTTCAACTTCTTCGTCTTCTTCTTCTTTTTCTTCTTCTAGATCAAAATCTTCTTGGATTAGACCTTCGTAGATTTCACGTGAACGAGCAACTACATACTCGTGGAATAATTCTTCAGCTTTTTGCTGTTCGTCGTTAACAAGATGCTCAAGCATCTGTTCTAAAATATTTTTGTCGGCCATAGCTATTCTCCTAATTGTCAAGGCTGTGCTTTATTTAATACGCAGATAAAAAAATGACTTTAAATGGTAGTTTTTTGATCAAAACGATCGAGATAAACTGCGTTTGTGAACTTTTGTCCAAATTCTTTATAAGTTATATGGGTGAGATTAGGAAGTGTAGGTCCTAATTTATCTGGTATAAAACCACCGGGCTCTATCACTCTAATAAACTTAGTGTGCTTAAAATCCTTAATTACTTTTTCAGTTTGACTTAACCAGTTACCAAAAAAGGTTGCAGAATCAGTGGATTTTTTATAATTGAATGTATCTGCGTATACATTATTAAATTTTCCGTTTAGACCTTGATAGTCAAAACCTATTATATAGATCTCTTTATGTCCGTTAGTAGCTGCAAACCATAATGCTGTAGGGCCCGAGCTCCATCCTTTGTGCGGAGTAAAGAAGTTAATATTATGTTTAGAAGTAATGCCTTTATTAGCATTAGTCCACACTTGATGCTCTTTGTGCCAGCCCGATGCGATGATTTCGTTGACCATTTTAACGTCAACTGCTACTAAAAAATGTGGATTAAACTCTCTATACTGTGCATTACACCCGTAGGTTGTGCCTAGAGATGTGAGATTAGAAACATCAACACAATTTCTGCTGATTCCGTTTCCTACTACAAATGCGATATTATTGGGCTGGTGCTGCTTCTGCTGGGGTTGCATACATCTGTCTAATAAAGTTTAGTTCAGATTCTTGTTCGACCATATGAGCTTCGCTCTGTAGTCTCATCTGATTTATCATCTTTAGAGTTAGGCGAATTTTACGGGTATCGTCTTTTTCTAAAACAGAACTATCTCTGCTGTTATCGTATCTACGATCATTAGCAAAGTCGTTGTTTTTTTCGTTAAAATAGAAAAATTCGTTAAGAAGCATAATGTATTTATTATTGAGCAGGAGGTTCAGCTGGTGCTGCTTCAGCTCCACCTTCTGTGCCTGCTTCGGCCGCTGCGGCCATATCTTCTGGTGCTTCTGCTCCTTGTCCGGCAGCATCTGCTGCTAATCCACCTGGAGATACTCCCACTGATCTCATATCTTGTGCAGAATCTGTTTTTGGTTTAAGAGTAGAACCGTTCTCTTCTCTCCATAATCTTTCGTTCTCTTTGATCTCCTCTTCGGTCATTCCTAAGAAACGCTTCATAGCAAAACGCTTGCTTAAATGAGGAATTTGAACTACTTGACTAAATGTTGCTGCTCTTGCTGTGTCAAGTTCTGATTGACGATAAGCAGCGAAGTTTTGAGGTTGATTGAATTTGAGTTCGAATAAACCCGAATCAATATTAACCCCTTGACTGTTCATCCAAATTTTAAATTCTAAATCAAATGTTTCTACAATCATAGATTGTAGACGTTTACAATATTCATTGAATCTTAATTCTTGGATGTATGCTGTTCCTACTTTGCCATCAGCCATGGTGTTTGGCTGTTCATCAATCGCTGTTGGCAAGTAACTTGCAGGAATACGCAGAGCACGGAACAATTTATTAGTAAAATAACGTAGGTCTGTGATTTCGCCTAGGTTAGTTCCGCCTGGTAATGTTTCAACTTTAGAACCACGACCTTCTGCTGTCTGAGGGAAGAAGTAATCTTCGTTTACACTTAGTGGATTATAACTACTGTCTATGACGTTTGCTCCACCACCTGTGGCTGACGGAATGCGTCTTTGTTGGATTTCATTCTTAACACGTTCAACAAAGCTCATAGCCATGTGTGCTGGCATATTTCCAACGTCCACATAGAAAATACGTCTTTCTGGAGCACGTTGTATACGATAGATAATGATAGCATCTTCAAGCAATTCTTTCTGCTTGTAGACTTTGAAAACTGATTCTAATAATGAATTACCAAAAGGATAGTTGTTGTCAAGGCCTTCGCTTAGGCTAATGTGTATAACATTTTTTGCATCAACAGCTATTTCGTTTTGAGCATTTTGAAATCTTGTGCCTGGAGGATTAGCTGCTGCCCCTACCATGCCGCGGCCAAACCCGCCTCCGGTAGTATATGAACTTGTCCCGCTAGGAGCTGTATTGGCTGTTCCGTGTGGTGTTACTGCTATTAAGTCTTTGAAATTAAAGTTAATATCTTTTAACACATACTGCTCTGGAATCTTACCTTCACTTTCGTTTACGATAATTTTAGATACTTTAGCAGCATCGACAAACAACCATTTCTTAGTTTGTGGATCTCTAACGAAGAAACAGTCTCCGTATTTGAATGCGTTTCTGACTATACGAAAGATTCGAGTTTCAAACTGATTCTGTTTGCACCATTTTTGCAAACTGTCTTTAATAATCTTAGTTTCAGTTGAAGTGGGGGATCCGCGAAATGCTACATGGAAAGGAGTTAAATTCTCTTTGTCTTTTTGTGTGCAAAATTCTGCAAGTATATCTAGAGCAGCATTAACTTCGCTATCCATATCCATAGTATCGTATTGCATATAACGTTCAACACGATTTGGTGCGCCTGCATATACGTCAGGTAAGAATGAGCTGTAATTTGCTCGTGCTGGTCCCGGTCTTCCTCGTCCGCTGATTGGACTTAAAGATTTGCTGTTTTCTATATTAACAGGAGTAAAGTATTTTTTCCAACTCATTATGAATTATCACTTAGACAGCAGCGTATACATCGCCTGAAAAGCTCTGTTGAACGCTGAGCTGTTTCTCGTTGACTTCGTGAACACCTTTATTGATTTTTATAAGTTGATCCATCTTAGTATTTAAGCTAGCCAACAAGGTTTCGGCTGAATCTTGAGTAGCTGGCGCAGGACCTTTTCCTTTAGCTTTATCTTCTGCTTCTTTTTTAGCAGCAGCATCTGCTTTGGCTTTTTCTTCTGCTTTGGCTTTTTCCTCTGCTTTGGCTTCTAATGCTTTTCTTTCGTTATCTGCACCTGCTACAGCCGATCTTTCAGGAGTTTTTGGTGCAGCCTGTGGCTGTGTTTTGCCTTCTTCTGGGTTTTTAACAAATGCACTCTTTTGTTGTTGAGCATAACCAAGCAACATCTGTGTCGGATCTTCGAGATTAAGTTCCTGCTCTTTTAATTCAGCAGCTTTATCTCTGGCTTTTTGCTCTCTATCATTAGCCGCTCCTAGACCACCTGCTCCTTTATTCTTTAAGTCTACTATTTTTTGATCAATTTTTGCAGCAGCTTCTTTTCGTTGTTGTTCTTTATTTTCTGAAGATCTTTCTGCCGCTTTAGCTTCTCTTTCTTTATCTCTATTCTTTTCTCTTTCGTCTAATTCTTTTCTTGCTTGATCTCTAAGTTCTTGACGTTTCTTAGCTTCTTCTTCTGATATTCCTCCTAGAGCATTAGGAATCATCACTAGAAGTCCGTCCATCCAATCTTGTAATGTTAACCATAGCCTAGAAAAATTATCTTTGACCGCTTCAATAGCTGTGCCAAACGTCCATCCAGATTTGTAGAGATAGGTAAACAATCCCACTAATGCAACAATAGGTGCTACAATAGCTAAAATTGGTGCAGCCGCTGCCCATGCCGCTGTGGCTAATCCTCCTAGGCCTAAACTAGATGCAATCAATAATCCGTTTCGAATTAATTCTAAACCATTCATGATGGCCACATAACCTGCATAAGCTACTAAAGCTGTGCCTAAAGCTAACAATATAGGTTGTAAATTATCAGCGATAAAAGTATACATCTTTTCAAATACCGGATAAACATAATCCATTATTACACCGCCGATAGTCTGTAATGCTGGCCATACATAAGTTTGTATGACTTCTCCTACTGCTTGAAGAGCAGGCCATACATCTACCATTATTATCGCTCCTAGATCAAGGAATATAGGATATAAGGTATCTTTGATAAAAGATGATACTTCTTCAAACACTGGTTTTAAATTAGTGATTAAAAAGTTT